GAAGAATGGGAGAAATACTCTTCATCACCAGGTGCTTTATTAAAATATAGACAAGGATTCGCAACTCCGACTCCTATATTGCCAGCCCCAATCAACAATGCTTTTTATACAGTTGTGCAAGAAGGCAAATCTGATGCAGAATATATAAGTGGAGTTCCATCAGCTATGATGGGTTTTGCCCAAGACCAAGCAGAAACATATAGGGGATTACTTGCTAACGATGAATTTGGTACTCGAAGATTAAAAGCATGGATGGGAAGCGTTGTAGAACCCGCTTTAGAGCATCTGGGGAGATGTTTCCAATCGCAAGCTCAAAGACATTATTCAGTCGAGAAAGTATTTAGAATCGTGCAACCAGAAGCTGGACAATCTCCACAAGAACAAGAAAAAGAAGTAAAAATTAATATTCAAATATATAATGATTATGGAGATGCAATTGGAAAATTTAAAGATTATTCTACTGCAAGATTCGATATAAGAGTCGTAGCTGGTGCTACAATGCCAGTTAATAGATGGGCATTATTAGAAGAATACTTTAAATGGTTCCAAGCTGGTCTTATAGATGATGTAGCTATGATAGCTGAAACTGATATAAGAAATAAAAAGCAAGTAATCGAAAGAAAGTCTCTTTATTCACAATTACAAAATCAAGTTTCTTCTATGGAAGAATCTATGAAGGACAAAGAAGGGACTATCGAGACATTGCAAAGACAATTAGTGCAAGCTGGCATTAAAATGAAAGTCGGTGATGCACATATGGAGATTAAAAAAGATGTTCTTGAAACTGAAGCTCAGCAAAAACTCCTAAGAGGAATGTTGAAAGTTGAGTTTGAGAAAATGAAAGACCAAATGAAAACAGATATGGATACTACTAAACAAGATGTTTCTGAAAACGAACAATAATAAATCTTGAATAGTATAAAACATATTTGGTAAATTAACAAAACTCTAACAAGGAGATTAGTATGTCAGAACAAGTAGGTAACGCCGTTGAGGCCCCCGAAAGTACAAACGTACAAAGTGCAGTTATGGACATGGATTCTAATGATTTTTTTGAAACATTGGATAGACAAGTCAATGGTGCAATATTAGACGAACCTTCGCAACCAACCTCGGAAATAAGCGATAATACGCAGACGAGCCCTAATGCAGAAGTTCAGAGTGAAGTATCCAATGAAGTGGACACTTTACAAAAAAGGTATGGCGATTCAAGCAGAGAAGCTAAAAGGTTAAACGGAAAACTTTCCGAAATTGAACCTTATATGCCGATTCTTGATGCTATGCGAGAAGACCCTAATTTAATTACTCATGTGAGAAATTATTTTGAGGGTGGAGGTCAAACCCCACAAACAATGACTGAGAAGTTGAATCTCGATGAGGACTTTACGTTCGATGCGGATGATGCTTTTTCTCAACCTGAATCTGATTCAGCAAAAGTACTAAGTTCTACTATAGATGGTATTGTACAACGTAGATTAAATGGTGCTTTGCAAGGGCAAAAGGTAGAAAATCAAAAACTAGCGAAGGAAACCGGATTTCGTCAGAAGCATGAAATGTCTGATGAACAATGGTCTAATTTTACAGAATTTGCTAAATCTAAATCTCTTGAACTTGATGATATATATTATCTGATGAATCGTAAAAATCGTGATGAGAAAATAGCTACTAACGTAAGACAAGAAGTCCACAATAAAATGAGAGAAGTTCAGCAACAACCCGGTACACTAGCCACACAAGGCAGTACCGCTGTTGAACAATCTCCAGATGATTCAGTTTTTGATGCCATTTTGGGTTCGACCAACGAACTAGAAAAGGCTTTTGGTATGTAATTATACTGAAGGCCATTAACTCAAAATAAAGAGGTAACAAAATGGCTGGAGTATTTGGCTTAAGTACTTTCGATGACACGGCTTCGTGGAATGATGGTACTTTAAAAGACACTGGTGACCTTAGACGAAAGTACAATTTTGGGGATAGAGTTTCTGAACTGAACATTGCTCAAGACCCTTTCTTCCGATTTGTATCTAAAGTTGCTAAAAAACCTACGGATGACCCTGAGTTCAAATTTACTGAACGTAGAGCTTCCTATCACAAAAGATACGCATATGTAACTGCTCATGGTGTTAATTCATCTGTAGCAACTACAGAAGCTTCAATAGCTGCTGGTCTGCTAGACCAAGGCGATACTTACTACTTTAAAATGGGAACAGATTATAAATCTTCTGGAAACATTACAAGTATAAGTGGACAATTAGCTACTGAAATTACTGTTGGAGATGCTAATACAGCTCCGGCTTTCTTTATTCCCGGTCAAGTTGTTAAAATCAACACTAGGGCTAATAATGAAAGTAGTGCTTTTACAATACCTACTGGGTATATACTTGTAAAAGTAGTATCAGTTACCGCTGTATCTACAACTCATCAAATCCTTCAAACGGAAATTGTTAAAGGAGAAGCGGCTGCTAAAGACCTTATGTTTGCAAGTGCTACCGCTGCTGTGGGTGTAACTTACGACCTTACAATATCTGATGATTTAGAACCAAAGCGTTGTTACGTTGTTGGGTCTGCTCATGCTCAAGGTTCTGGTTATCCAGAGACTTGGAAAGACCAACCTTTCTCAACTGGATTTGGACTTACTCAAATTTGGAAAACTGCTATGGCAATGGATAACACAACACGTGCTACCGTTCTCAAGTATGAGCCAAATGAGTTTGCACGAATATGGCGTGAAAAGTTAATTGAGCATAAATTTGACATTGAGCAATCATTGTTGTTTGGTTCTCAAGGGACTGTTGGTGGAGTAAACTACACAGAAGGTGCTGTGGATTTTGTTACTGGATATGGTAACATTTTTGCAGGTTCTGGTATGGGTGGTTCAGGTGCAAAGACTCAAGATGATTTTCTTGATGATATGTCTCAATTCCTAGACCCTCGTTACAATAATGCAAATGCTACTATGTTTATGGTTCCAACTGATACTTATAATTGGTTACATAAGCTAAGTGGTTACTTTTCTGCTAATGTTTCAAAGGTCGCAGACGGTTCTGGTGGTAGTTCTACTGCTCTTGGAAGAGCTGACTTTTCCATTGGAAATAAGAAAAGCATCTTTGGTGTAGATATTACACAGATTTATACTCCTTACGGTATAATGAATGTGTCTCGCAATATTCACCTAGATGGGACTGAAGTAAAAATGTTAGCTGTAAACATGAAGCATTGTGCATACCGACCATTAGTTGGTAATGGACTGAATCGTGATACTGCAGTTTACGTTGGAGTTCAGACTCTTGAAAATAGTGGCGTTGACCGTCGGGTTGACTTAATTCAGACTGAAGCCGGTATGGAATGGCAAATGCCAGAAGCCCATGCTGCTTGGCTTAAGTCGGTATCATAAGGAGGTATGAATCATGGCTAATCCTTTATACGGACAAAACAAAAACGATGAGCAAATGGATGATTACCAAACCTATCTAGACTTTTGTTCTGGATACAGAGGGAATCTGACTGGTACTGGAATTGCTGTATCAGAAGCAGAAGCAGTGGCTAGTTTAGCAGCTGTAAGTAGTGCAAGTCAATCTGCTACTAATGCTGCTACTCTTGTAGCAAGTGCTGAAAACTCTTGTAATGTGACTGCTGCGGCAGCTGGGACTATTCATCTTCCAGACGCTGCTAAAGGTGTTCACTTATGTATGAGTTACACTCAATCTCCAGACGGTTCTACTGGAGCACATCATATAGATGCAAATGGTGGTGCTTTAATAGCAACTGGAGATGCATTAAATAGTGGTAATGTTTTTGCAAAACAAGTAATTGCTGGCGGACGAGGGAATGGAGCTATCGCTTATTCTGTAGTCTCAGCTGGTACGACTTCTGCACCAACATCAGTTAGGATTATTTATACTCCTACAACTGGTAATAATTGCATAGGTGTTGAAACGGTAATCCATTTCTATTGCCCTATCGATGGACAATGGTTAGTAAGATATGATTTTATTCAACAAGGTACGGGTGCCACTGGCGCTTTTACAGTTGCTTAAATTATAATTACACTAAACAATATATGGGGGCCTTCGGGCCCCTGTATATAAACTAAAAAATTTTATATGGCAGTAACAGATATACAAGCAACAGTTCTATCGAACACTGGGAGAACTCCAACCGCTAATAGTGTTGAAGATGCTCAAAGATATGTATCTGCGAGTATTCCAAAAGATTTATTAAAGTGGGCTGCGAGTCTTACTGACCCGGCTAGTCATGGTGGAAATACATCACAAGGCGTTAACATAGTTATGCCTACTGCAACTGATAGTATATTAGATGTATCAAGAAATGGATTTAGTGCATCTGAAGTTCCATATGATATGAAAGGATTTATAGCAAATTCTTCAAGTTTACATTTAGCAACAAGCACATATCCAAAATACTATCTTGACAATGCAGTTACTAATAAAGGTGTAATAGTTTCAGTTAAACCAATCCCAACTGATTCTGAGACTGCTAGAGTTTTATATGTAGATTATTCTAAGATAGATGATGATTCTGATTTAAGAAATGCAGTAATTAATTACGCAAGTTCAAAAGAATTTAGTGCATTAGCAGTATCTTCTACATTCCCAAGTATGTCTTGGGGAAAAGAGACTCCTCCTGTATTTACTCCACCAGTATTACAACAACCTGATTGGAGTGATGTAGAAAATTGGATTACAACTGAAGAAGATTCAGAGATGCTTA